CGACTGCTGCCCTCGGTGCAACAATCTTATACATTAAAAAAGACCCCGCCTGTGCGGGGTTTACTTATACACGGAGAATGCCATGAAGAATAAACGAGTAGCCCTATATATACGCGTAAGCACCGAGGAACAGGCACGGCAAGGCTTATCCCTCGACGCACAATTATCAGATCTCAGAAGCTACGCTGATAAGCACAAATACAATATAGTCGGCGTTTATACCGACGACGGAGCGTCAGCACGGAAGAAGCCGTTTTCCCGTCGTGCCTTCAAGCAATTAATTGAGGATATTAAACAGAATAAAATTGACCGTGTTCTCTTCATTAAGCTTGACCGTTGGTTCAGGTCTGTCAAAGACTATTACAAGGCTCAAGAGATTTTAGACATGCACGAGGTCGATTGGGAGACCACCCAAGAAGACTATAATACGACCACAACGAACGGGCGGCTTATGTTGAATATTAAGCTCTCTATCGCTCAGAACGAGTCAGACATGACAAGCGACCGTATTCACTTCGTCTTCGCTCAGAAGCGGGCAAGGCACGAGATATGTAGCGGGAAAATTCCGTTCGGCTACAGCGTTCAGGACAAGAAGCTCATACCGAACGAAAACGCTAAATATGTACAACCGCTTTTTGAGCATTTCGTAAAGACCCAGAATCTCACCGAGGCGGCACGGTGGATGTGTGGTCATGGATTCTATTATACATACGCCAGTATCAGTCACGTATTGAAGAATGAACGGTACATAGGGCGATCACGCGGCGACGATAACTTCTGTCAGCCGCTTGTTACAGAAGATGTTTTTTATAAGGCACAGAAAATAATAAAATCTAAGAAGCTGATTAAGCGAACGCCGACCGGGAGGATATTCCTGTTCACAGGTCTTATTCGTTGTCCGATGTGCGGCCATCCGTATACTGGAATCGGTTGCGTCGGCAAGAACAACGGCAAGACCTACTATTATTATCAGTGTCCGCAGAGCGTTTCACCCTTCAAGGCATGTACTCACCGTGGACGAGTGGCTGAAAAGAAGATTGAAGAAGCCCTTCTTGATTCATTCGATGAAGCGTATAAAGACTTCCAGTATTCGGTTAAGAAGAAGCAAAAGCCGCAGCCTGTTACAACCGACGTTGAGAAGTTGAAACGTAAGCTAGAACGACTGAAAGAACTGTTCTTGAATGAACTCATCGAATTGGATGAGTATAAAAAGACTCACGCCGAATTATCGGCGGCTATCGCCGAAGTAGAAACGCCGAAGATACCTACTTCTACTCCGCTTAATTATTATCTTCCCGGCGGGATTCGTCCGTATTACGAGAAGATGACAAGAGAACAGCGGCGGCAATTTTGGCAACAGACGATAGACCGAATCGACATCGATGAAGATGATACGCCGAGAATCACCTTCCTTTCCTAATTCGCAGTAATCGAATTATCCGTCGGGTTATTTATTCTACTGCAAATAAAGATAGACCCCTCGTAATGAAGGGTCTGTTTTTTAATTATACTCTTCGTTTTCGACCGCCTCTAGCATTTGAGTTCTTCCGCTTGCCGGCAGTTACCGGCGATCTGCAATTCGGCGAAATAGTATGTCTGTTTCAGCTGTTCCTTTCCCGTATAGCCGTTCCATCCCCTTGCGAGTCACAAGCCAAATACGACCTGATAACCTAGCTTCCTCATCTGTAAATCGGGGTTTACCACCTTTATATCCCGTGCATGCCTGCTGTACTGTCCTGGGCGACAAGCCCCAAATGACGGCCGCTTCGGCAGCCGTCATCACTTCATTAATAACCATCTCGTTACCACCTCCACAATACAATAAATAACGCTACCAACGTAATGATTAACGCCGCAATTCTTATGACTTTTTCCATTTCTGTTCTCCGATGTGGTATAATACCCCCAAAGGGGCGGCTACCCTTTCGAGTAGCCTTTCCTTTAGTTTCTTAGGGCTTGTATCAGCAGTACCATTGCAGTCGTGAGCTGGATTATTGCTGTTGCAAGTCCGATTTTTTCTTTCCCCATCGGTTTCCTCCTTCCTGTTTGGTATGTCTTTATTATACACGTTTAAACGTGTATTGTCAAGTGTTAGATTTCAATTTTTTACACACAAAAAATAAGGCCCCCGATTATTCGGAGGCCCTTTTTCGTTTAGAAGTATCTTTTTATGAAGGCGATCCGTTCGACGATTTCATCTTGGTCGCAGTCATCAGCGGCCGCTTCTTCGATGACGTTTTGGAAAATCGCCGCGATTTCATCTGCGAAATTCTGCAAGGCTTTTTCTCTTACCTGTTCTTCGCTCAGTTTAAATGCCCAGCTTACATCAAGTCCGCCCTCGCCGCCATTATCGCATGTTTCTTCATAAGTGCCGTCGGAACGATGCGTTACGAACTCAAGAGAGTTGACCACGTCAGCCGGCCATTCCTTAGAGTCTTCAGCAAATTTTACAGCCGCTTCCGTGTAGGCTTCGAGACCGCCAAGGCTTTGAACTTTATCGTTTTGTTTTTCTTTCATTTCGTCCATAGCTTTGAAGACAAGAGCTGAAACCCAGTCGCTCGGCATTCTTTGCTCCAGTTCCCAATCTTGCCAAGTTCTTTTGGGAATATTCAGTTTTTCAGCGATTTCCTTCTGTGTCATTCCTAATGCTTCTCTTCTGCTTTTAAATTCGTTCATTTGTATTCTCCTTTCGCCTGTAGGCAATTCATATCTTTATCTTGATTAAAGTATAGCACGCATTGCGTGTATTTGCAAGGGAAAATATTAGAATTATCCTATATCAGAATATCATAGAATACGCTCAACGATTACATGAATACAACAAAAAAAGAGGACTCCCGCAGGAGTCCCCTAATCACCATTCTTTAATTGTGTACATTAGCGTACCGCCACGAACGCCTGTGCCGTCGGTGTGCACGATTCCTTCCACTCGCCCGGCTTGATAACCGATTGATAAATACGGTTTCCCGTCTATGTACGTTCCCCCGGCTTTGACTTTGTGATTGTTACGCAAGTTGATTTTATACACGTCTACCTTTTGCCGTTCATCATCAACAGTGACGACCGTTCTATCCGATTTTGCTCTGGCAGCTAACGGGATCTGACTATCGTTCTTCCTGATAGCCTGTTCCGTTCTGTCGGCGGCGGTCGTCAAATTCGGAGCGGTTACATAGTATGACACGTTCGGAGCAGTCTTGCCGTCGTGAATCCGTTCGATTTTCGTTACGATTTCAGCCGCTTCATGGTCAGAAACTCGTAAATCCTTCTTTACCGAGTTTTTGTCTTCTGTGTCCGAAAAACGCATTCGCACAGGCTCGTATGACGGCTGTTTCACGTGATGTACAGCAAAGTATATGCCGAATAAGCAAAAAGCCGTCAGAACGCAAAATAAGGCAAGTTTCAGCCATTTGCCTGTTTTTTCGTCGTTAAGTGTCGGAAAATTCATCAATTCACCGCCTTTGCCTACTCGTACATGACGTTTTCGTCTACATTTACGCCGTCGACGTTCCCGGATTCTGAATATTGCCATATCTTTATGTTTGCATTCGGCTTGTCAATCTGCAAGTCGTTTCGGCTAGAATATTGTGCGACCCAGAGCGGCACGTAATTCGGTAAGCTGTCTATATTCATACCGTTCATGAACATATCGTAACTGCCGTACAGTCCGACGTACTTACCTGCCGCGTTCATTCTATTTACCCAAGCCATGACGACCGCCGTCAGTTCGTCCGCTCCGAGGCTTCGCTGTGCTTCCGTTTCAACGTCGAGCCAAATACCTGCCGATAAGTCGACTCCATCGAGATATGTGTTCATGGTCGATAACAGCCAATCCGCTTCCGCTTCGGCTTCTTCGGCAGTAGTCGCCGTGGAATAGTAATATACGCCAAGCTCCATTCCGTTGGCCTTCGCTTCATTAATATTATGAATGAACAGGTCATCGAGAGTATGCCCGCTTCCTGTGTAGCCTATTCGGCAGATACAGAAGTCATAACCGAGGATTCTCGCTCGTTCAAAGTCGAGTCCTTCCTGCCACGTCGACACGTCTATGCCATATTTCATTTTCTTCCTTCCCCTCTTTCGTTATTCGTCGGCACTTGCGGCCGCTGTGGTTCTTCCAGTCTGTCGGGTATTCCGTTGCCGTCCTTATCAACCCAAAGTGCCAAAAATCCGACGAGTGCAGTCAGCACGGACGGTATGAAGATATGGTCGATGATATTAATACCGACGCTTATAATCTTCCCTCTGTCGTCATCAACATAGCCACTGACGAAGGTCAGAGTATACGTAATGACGACAAGAAGAATAGGGACTAGCATAACGAACACTAGTCCCCTTGTTGCGATTACCCCCGTCGGGTGAATCCCGCCCACTCTTGCCGACTGGAACGCCTTCTTGAGTGAGTTAATAAATTGTTCCCTCATCGCTTATCTCCGTGCAATTCGTTCCGCAAGTCGTTGATTCTGGACTCCAATACGTCAACCCGTCCGACCAACTGTAAGTGCCGTTGTGCTTGCTGTATACGGTCTTGACGAGATAACTTGATTTCTTCTTTTAATTCTCGCAAGGTTTCAATTAACGTATCATACTTCGATGAGAAGAACGTGCGGTCGTTGATTCTGTCTTCTTCGAGCCGTTGCAAGAACGGCCGTATAATCAAGTAATAAGCCATACCGCCGAGCGTACTCATGATTGTGAGCGTCGTCAATACGTCGGCGAGCTCAAAACTCCATGTCCACATAGGCCGCCCCCCCTTTACAGTCTATCCTGCTTAGAATAGCTGACCCCTACGCCGTTATCCCACGTCGAGCCATCGCAGTCGACATTCGCCCAACTAAACACGTCGTCGGCGTATCCTTCTGCTTGGCCTTTTCGTCTAAATTCGAGGGTAAGCCGCTCGGACTGACTAGGCAACTGAATATGCTTGGGCATTTCCTTATCTCTCGGAAAATATACTTTTGTCGTCAGCTTCGCAAGTAGCATCATGCCGGTAATTGTAATGTCATCACCGCTCGAAAGTTCGTTAAGCTCAAGGCTATCGAAGTGAAGCGAGTCAAGATTCCGATTATTATATATCGGGTCGAGCATGGCGTATGCCGGAAATTCGATAACCGCTTGGCCGTCTGCACGTCGATAAATCTTCACGCCGTTCTCATTGAACAACTCTTCTTCGCTTCCCCCCGTCTGTACTGCCGGGATAGTAAGCGAAGCGGCTGTACCGTCGTTGCCGTTCGGATATTCCATTGTGAGAATTTTCTCGTTACCGTCGAACGGAGAAGATAACGCAAAATCGAGCCGTCCGCTGTCGGGTATCATCTGACGATTGCCGTTCGTGTCGACCACGTAAAAACCGGGTTGACCTTCCACATGTACAACTGTATCGCCGACAGCTACCGACGTGCCGTCAACGAGTTTGAATTCGGCAAGATACGACGAATATCGACCGTCGGGAATGACTTCCCGTAACAAGGCTTTGAGAACGTCCTCGAGGCTGTCGCTGTCAACTCTCATCGCACGGTCTTTCATCATTCTGTATACGCTCGGGAAATTCAAGCTAACCGCTTCGCTTGTGCCGTTCACTCCGTCCCTGCCTTTAAGGCTTTCGAGCCATTCGTCAACAGTGCCGATAAAGCCCCGTTCGACGGCCACTTCATACGCACTCTTACCGTCTTTGCCCGGTAGCCCCGGGACCTGTACGGCAATGTTCAGCGGATTCGGTAATGTCAATTCTACTTTTTGTTTTTCTTCCATTTTTTTGTTCCCCCTCTTAATGCATTGATTCGTCGTAAACTATTCTCATATCGCCCATGACGAGCTTGTAGCTGTATTCGTTTTCCTTCGTTACGAACACGTCGTACTTGGCTATTCGGTACCGTCTCGGTATCTCTCGACTACGTTCGCCAGGTATCTTCACCGTGACGGAATCGCCGTCAACTGTGCAGTCGGCGGCTACAAGCTCGATGTCATTTTCCGTGCGGACCTTCATCACTGCCGTCGCTCCCGTGAAGTCGTGGCCATCGGCAACGTATCGCCGAGTAAAATCAGATCCGCAGTGCAGTTCATCGTTGAATACCTGCATAGGTTAGTCCTCTTTCCGCTTATCTTCTCGTTCCGTCAGCCATTCAGCAACGAAAGGAACATACCGTTCAGGTACTACTTTCTGCCCGTCGGTAGCTTCTTCCTTCGTCAGTACGTAGTTGCCGTTCAGAACTTGCCAACCGTAAATGGGTATCATCGTTTTAAATATTCTCATATATAACCACTCCTTTATGAATAATAAAATAGTAGAAATCAGCTCA